AACAAATGAAGGGGGAAAATCTTTAACCACAAATGTAACGTGGTTTAATTCATTCACAACTGCCGCATAAGGAGACAGTATGCCACTGCTTAAAAAAACATTAGAAACTAATATAAAGTCCGCATTTAAAATTGGATCTGCGGCAGGATCAGAAGAAAAAGTTGCTGAATTATTGGCTACTGCAATACACACTTATGTAAGTGCCGCAGATGTTACTACTTCAGTGACTACTGTAACCACTGGAGTTGGTGTATGCTCAACTGGTGGGGGTCCAACAACGGGTTCTGGAGCGGGAACAGGCAAAGGAACTCTCTCATAAGAAAATAAGACTAAATATACATATGGCTACAAATTCAACTCAAGAAGACTTTTATACCTTTGATCAGGCTCAACTAGATCTTACTGATAGGCAATCAATTAGATTTTTGTCTCTACTATCACCTAGAGATTTAAATATACAATTTTATCATAATCCTAATACAGGAGACCTTGCTTTAAAAACAGGGTCTAATGCAGTAAAAGAATCTTTGAAAAAATTAATTCTAACTAGAAAATTTGAAAGGGTGTTTCAGCCCGGTATTGGTTCAAACATAATGGATTTGTTATTTGAGCCGCACGATATAATTACTGAACAATTGATTGAAGATGAAATTAGATCTGTAGTTGCGAACTTTGAACCCAGAGCAAATATATTAGACGTAATTGTTAATAATGAGAGAGATGGTGCAGGTTATCGCATTAAGATAATTTTTTCAGTTGTAAATGAATCTGAACCAGTAACATTTACAGCATTTTTAGAATCAACAAGAGGTAATTAAATGTCAGAAACTACTAAATTAAGAGTTTCAGAATTAGATTTTGATCAAATAAAAACCAATTTTAAAAGCTATCTTAAAGAACAAGATGTTTTTAGAGACTATAATTTAGATGGTTCTACTATTGCTCATTTATTAGATATTTTAGCGTACAATACTCATTATAATGCTTTTTATTTGAACATGGTTGCAAATGAAATGTTTATAGATTCAGCGACTACCAGAAGTGCCATGATTTCTTTGTCTAAACTATTAGGATATGTTCCAAAATCAAGAACCGGCGCAAAAGCAAATGTAAATATATCAATAACTCCTGATGATGCTCCAGCAAATATTACTATAGCAAAAAATACAAGATTCGGTTCTGCCATAAATGGTATTAATTATACTTTTGTAACAGATCAGTCATATTCAACAACTGCAAATTCTGATAATGCAACTGTTGTTGTGCAAAATGTTTCATTAATCGAGGGAGATCCTTTAACTTATAATTATACTGCTAATACACAAGATTCGTCACAAAGATTTACTGTCCCTAATAGAGGAGTTGACCATTCGACAATTACAGTTTCTATTAAAGAAAATTCTTCTAGTACAATATTATCTCCTTATAATCAAGCATCCGATTTGATTGAACTTAGTTCAACGTCAAATGTGTTTTTTATAGAAGAAAGTACAGATTTTTTAACCGAAATAAAATTTGGAGACGGGGTTTTAGGAAGAAAATTAATAACGGGTAATATTGTTATTATTAATTATAATATCTGCTCGGGTGGTTTAGGAAATGGTGCAAATAATTTCGCTGTTGCGACAACTGCTGGTGGTTATTCGGCCGTTAATATTACGACTAATAGTAAAGCAGAGGGTGGGTCAGAAGAAGAAACTATTAATTCTATAAGATTTAATGCTCCTAGGCACTATAGTACTCAAAATCGAGCAGTAACAACGGACGATTATAAAAGAATAATATTAAGAGATTATCCGTTAGCAGAATCAATAGTTGTATATGGCGGAGAAGATGCAGATCCACCAGAATATGGGAAGGTTTTTATAGGCATAAAACCTAAATCAGGACTTTATTTAACTGATTCGATAAAAAATCATATTAAAACCAATATTATTAAAAAATATAACGTTGCGTCTATAACGCCTGAGTTTGTTGATTTAGATTATATCTATATTTTATTAACAACAACTGTTAATTTTGATTCTCGAAAAACAATAAAAACTTCACAAACATTAAGAAGTGGTATTATAAGGTCTATACAATCATATGTTTCTGAGGACCTTTATAAATTCGAACAGACATTTAGACTGTCAAAATTACAAACAAAAATTGACAGTACTGATTTTTCTATATTAGGTAATGATTGTGCTATTAGATTGAGAAAAACAATAACTCCAATATTGAATACTTCATCAACATATATTTTAAACTATAATAATCCTATTAGTCATCCTCACTTGAATCATTCTGCTACTATATCTTCTACTTCATTTACTATTACAGATGACCAAAATGTTTTAAGACAGGGCTGTAGAATAAAAGATTTTAATGGTGTGCTAAAAATCTATAGAATAAATTCTGAAGGAACTGAATTGTTTGTTAGAGATAATATTGGTACAGTTAATTATATAACTGGAAAACTAATATTAAATGCTTTTGATCCTTTTTCATATATTGGTAATGAAATTAGCATAATAATGATACCAGTTTTAAGTGATGTTTTATCTTTGAGGGCGCAATTAATTACAATTCAAGAAATGGATATTAATTTGAAAATGAATGATGTTTCCACAGTTATTGACCAAACTCAAGTTATTACTACTGATTCCGCAACAACTCAAACTACAATAGTGAATTATTAATATGTCAGAATACGATTTCTTAAAAGACGAAGATAATATTAAATTAGTGGGTAAAATATCTAATTTAATAGATACTCAATTACCAGATTTCGTTAAAGAAGAAGGTCCAATTTTTTCTGAGTTTTTAAAACTTTATTATAGATGGATGGAATCACATGAATTAACTATTTCAATGGTGATTCAAGACGAGTATCATTTTAATTTAGAGTCTGAACAAGGTAGTTTTATTTTAGAAACGTCTGATGACTTATTACTGGAGGGAAATAGAAATTCTAGTAGCGCCTATGATTTAAACGAAACAATAACTGGTTTAAGTTCAGGTGCTACGGGTAGGGTTGATAGAAACACTAATACGGCGTCAAGTAAAATTTATGTAACAAATGTAACAAAATTAGATTTTGAAGTAGGCGAAATAATAAAAGGATCGAATAATCGCACAATTGGTACTGTAATTAGTTTTGAAAAAAATCCCCTTTTCGCATCAAGAACATTATTAAAATCAAGAGATATCGATAGTGTTACATCATCTATGTTGGATAATTTTACTAAAGAATTTTTAGTAAACTTTCCCATGAAGCTACGTGCAGATAAATCTCGTTTAATAAAACATATATCTAATGTTTACAGATCAAAAGGAACAAGTGCTTCATACGATTTTTTATTTAAGTCTTTATATGATACACAAGCTCTTACTTTTTATACCCCAAAAATAGACATACTTAAGCCTTCTTCTGGTAATTGGCAACAAGATCAATCTATTAGAATTATTACTTCAGATCCCGTATCATCATTTGAAAGCCATTCTATTACAGGAAGTCGATCTGGTGCATTTGGAATTGTAAATCGTGTTTTGAAATTTGCGGCTGGTGTTTTTGATGTAATGGAATTGTTTTTAACCGACCAAAGTGGAACATTTATTGTAGGCGAAGAAATTATTTCAAATGATGTTGATGGAGTGTATGGTACAGGTGTATCACAAGGATTAATAACTGAAATTATCATTTCTTCAGCAGGATCGAACTATAAAATAGGCCAAAAACTCACAATCACTGGTGGAGGGGGCGTTGAAGCAAAAGCAAAAATATCAACTATTGGTGCTGGTTCATTAACTCATTTTACTGTGTTTGATGGTGGAGACGGATATGTTGAAAATAAAACGTTGACTGTAAATAATTTTGCTACATTGGGAAGTGGTTTTGATGGTAAAGTTAAAGATATCATTGATACTTTTACATTTTCGAAAAATGAAGACATAATAGGAAATTTTTCATCAGTTTTTTTAAATGATCCTGAATATGAATTGAGTGGAAATACTGGATCAAATATAAGTGATAAATTGATTGATGCGTTGGGTTTTTCTAAACTAGATGCGGGACACATTTCTAGTATACAAACAACCGGATCAGGTACCGGGTATGAGGCTATTCCTGCGATATCAATTGTAGAGCCCACCACTGAAGAATTTACAGAAGCGGCTGTTCAAATTTTAAATTTAAATGCCGATCCTGATGACCATAGTTTAACAACTGCAATTACAGATTTTTTTGTTCCTGGAGAAAAAATTACTTCAAACAGTGGAAATAAAATAGGTACATTTTTTGGCGAAGTTACTTCTCAATCTAGTATTGCCGATCCTTCTAGGATGAGAGTAAAGACTATAAAATTTCTAGATGAACTAGTAACTCGAAAGATTCCTGCAGATCAAAGAAATGATATACTTGTAAACAATTCTTCTTATTTAACATCTTCACAGCCATCAGTATATCATTTACGATTTGTCTCTGGGGGATCATCCCTTATTAATACAATAAAATATAGACGGGGTATTGATTCTAGAGAATTGTTTAATAGTGCTAACAATAATTTAACATGTGATTGGTATCCTTCATCAGGCGGAATAGAAATAACGGGTGGTTATCAGACATTAAATTTTGGTATAACAAGCATTACACGTTCCAGTACGACCGCAACAGTGATCACATATGGGAAACATGGTTTAGTTGATGGTCAAATAGTTGCTATTAAAGGAGCAGATCAATTAGAATATAATAAGAACGCAACAATTGCACTAGCAAATACAACTGTTTTTACGTATACTGTAAACGGTTCTCCAGTAACTCCTGCAACCGGAACTATTACATATGATGAAAATATTTCTGTAAAATTTACATTGCCTTTTGGTCATAGTGTTGATGATGAATATGCTTTTTCTTCTGTTGATTTTGCTTCAAATGACATTATTACTGGTTCCAAATCGGGAGCGGTTGCAACTGTAAATACAGGTGTTGCTTTTTCTTCCGGGGGAGATTTAGGAAATAATGCAATTATTGGTGTTTCTGCCGCTGATGTTGGTAGCGGTTCTATTAAATCAATAATAATTCAAGATCCTGGAATTGGGTTTACATCTTCTCCTCAAGTATCATTGCCTGGTCTTGGTGAAGAAAATGCGGTTTTAACTGCAAGAATTGGTGCGCAGAGAAAAGAAGAGGGAATATATCTTGATGAAAATGGGCAATTAAGTTCTAATAAAAAACTCATTGATAGTGATTTTTATCAAGACTATTCTTATTCTTTAATTGTAAATAAACAACTCAACGACTATCAAGAAATAATTTTTAAATTATTACATCCTACGGGAACAAAACTTTTTGGAGAATTTACACCAGAACTCGTTGAACTGAATGTTGGTTTTGATAATAAATTAAAATATGAAGGCGGAGATTTTGCGATAAAAGAAGATGATGATGATATTTTGTTAGAAGAATCTTCCGATCCAAAACATGAAATTATATTTAATAATAATCAAAATTTATCTTTAGGATTAATTTCTTTAACGGGTGGATCTAATATATTACAAGGAACAGTAAATGCTTATATGACTCTAGATTCTGGAGGAATTCTTATATTAGAAGATAGTGTAAAATTAGCATTTAATAATCCAATAGCTACTGATTTCGGACTAACCTATGCTGAGGGAGACCAAGTAATTATTGACAATGAACAATCTTTTGAAATTTCTTATGGAGAATTAAGATTAGAAAATTATTTAGCAGGAACAATATCATCATCATCAACAAATGTTATTTCTATTATAGGAATGGGTGCAACTTATCCCCAAACTACAACGATACCAAATGATTTTAATGCTAGTGCTAATTTTATATCAAATAGTATAGTTACACAAGTAAGAGCCGCATCGAATGAATTGGTAACAGGGATTGTGCTTAAACATGAATTAGATGCATCAAATAATAATATATTAATTTTACATTCTTGTAATGGTCAATTTGACATTTCAAGCAACGCAAATTCTACAGTTGGTAATACTTCATTACTTGATATAACAACATATAATATGATTTTAGAAGGAACTTCTGCTGATTTGATAGGCGATCTTGTATTGGAAGAAGATGGAGTATCAATTATTGCATTAGAAGATAGTATATATCGAAATGCTGATCTAATTACAACTGCATCATTTCAATATATTAAATCAAATGTGATTTTTGGTATATCGACAGATTTTCAGGCAGATTTTAGAATAAATGATAGGATTAAACCATCATCAACTTTGCAACTTGCAGAAGTAATTGAAATAATTAATTCTACATGTTTAGTGGGAAATACTGCAATAAGTACGGATATTTCTTTTAATTTTATGTCTGAATCAAGTGAATTTTTTATTACAGAAAATAGTGATAAGTTTGTTTTAAATAATATCGATCCTACGTCTACTAAATTCGATAATGATGATATACTGCATTATAATTTGCTTGAATCTACAGTAAGAGGGACAACCAATACGAATGGTATTTTATCAGGAAATACTAATTTAGAAGGACAAAATTCTGTTTTTGGTGAAGATTTATTGGTAAATGATATTATTACAGTGTCTTCTGATGAGTTATTTAAAGCAAAAATTTTATCAATAACGGATCAAACTTTAACTTTAAATAGAGCAATAGGTGATGGAACAACTGACCAAACTGTAACCTTACATACTTTAAGAAATTTTGATCTAGAAAGAAACGAAGGTACAATATCTTTATCGAATCCTTATGATGGTTCAAATAATTTCATGAATTTGTCTATTAATTCAAGTTCTACGGGACTGATGCTTCTTGAAGATGGAATTGGTACTGCTAATGCGGGATACTCTGGAAACACCTCAAACGAGGGTAGTTTTAAATTTGAAATACTATCAACATTTAATAATCAAACATCTAAATTTATACAAGCATAAAAACTTTTTATTGATATAAATACATATATGGCTAGACTAGTAACGACAAAATTTAAAATACACAACGCAGAGCAATTTATTGAGTCTCTTAGTGAAACTTCAGCAACAAATTTATATTTGTTTATAGGAAAAGTTCAGGAGTGGGATGATGAAACCAATCCACCTGCACCTAATGAAGCTGTAGCGAACACTTTATATAGTTATTGGGATCAGATGATTGCCGCAAAAAAGGTTACTCCTGCAGATGTTAAACATGTTATTGCAAGGATAAATTGGGAATCAAATACTTCATATACTGCTTATACTCATACAAATCCAGACCAATTATCAAATAATTTTTATGTTGTCACAGAAGACTTAAATGTATATAAGTGTTTACAAAATAATTTATCAAATGGTACTTCAACAATTCAACCAACTGGTACTGGTACAGCGGTTATTGAAATTGCCGATGGGTATAAGTGGAAATACATGTATACAGTTACGTCTCAGGATACTTTAAAATTTGTAACGGCTGATTATATTCCTGTACAAAAAAGTATAGATGCTAGACAATCCGCAATCGAAGATGCTACTGTTGATGGGCAAATAGATATTATTAATAAAACTGCGAATGGTTATTTTAACGCTGAATTTACTGCTGGTCCTATAAATTCAGCTGGTGATGATCAAGATTTTATTATTGGTGAAGTGTTGCATGGTCAAACATCCAATCAATATGGATCTCTTATCAGTTTTGTTTCAGCGGCAAATAGTTTAATTTATGATATTAGTGCAGGAAACACGAAATTTACTGTTGGTGAAATTGTGTTAGGGGAATCTTCTAATTCTAGAGCAACAATTTCTGTCGAGCCCGCATCAACATATAAATTTGATACTGGATTTTTTGCAAGTGTAACTAATTCCACCGTAATGCAATTATCATCGGGTGCAAATAATACACTAAATGATCTATATGTAAATTCAACAATTTTTATAGTAAATAATGCGGGACAGGGTGAACAAACTACTATCACTCAGTATGATGCCTTGCTTCAGAGAATAACTGTTTCACCTGCTTTTAGTGTTACACCAAATACTGTTTCCGGTTATGAAGTAACTCCGTCTATTACATTAAATGGGGATGGATCATTGTTTAAAGGGAGAGCGAGAGGAACTGAGTTACTGGGTGTAACTGAAATAGTTGTTACTCAATCAGGATTAAATTATACAGTAGCGGAAGCAACTATTTATGCTAATTCGAGTCATGGAGCAGGGGCAAATGCCACAGTTATTATTGGACCAATTGGTGGACATGGAATAAATGCTATTGAAGAATTAGGTGGAAATAGAATTTTGATTGATACTCGCATTTCCGGTAATGAATCGGGGAGATTTACAACATCTAATGATTATAGACAAGTTGGTTTATTGAGAGACCCCCTACAAACTGCAAATACTCTTGCGTTTTTTACAGATTCATTATCTGATCAATCTACCACTTTATTTTTAGGAAGCGTTGCGGGTGATTTTCAACCAAACGAAAAAGTTTATACGGGATCGACTTTAGCAACTAGTACAGCTAATGGTGTTGTTGTTGATTTTCTAAATACTACAACACTAAGAATAAATGAAG